GCTCTTGATGAAGAACACATCATGTCTATGAAGAATGTTCAACGATGGATTAAGACACAGAAAGAACTGTTGTCAATTGCAAAGAGTGATGTTAGGCGCAAGTTAAAGGGTGCAGAAGCCCGTGTTTCTTCTCACGAAGGATATATTCGTAATCTCCATAGATATCTTAGGGATGGCGATTACTGTGATAGTTTTTACGGTGAACACCAACAACACAGATGCAAGACAGTGTGTCGAGTTATGGCGTACAATCCAGATGGTACACCAAAGAGAAGTGTGGGTGTCTGGTATCCAGACATTGGCTGCACTTGGACAAGGGAAATGGAAAATGAGTGAGAACGACAATGGAAAGATTATTCAGTTTCCAACGAAACTAAAATCTCATGGAGATGTAAAGATAAGTGATAAGGCAATCAGAATGCATACTGATTTGAAATTTGCAGAACATCTTTGTGAAGGTCTCGTTGTAAACATGATTGCGAATATGAACGAGAATGGAATGGATACAGAAAATGCAGAATTCATTAAAGATATAGGTTTTATGATTGAGGTTGTAAAGGCAACTATCTATAGAGACATGGGTGTAAAACATCCTATGCAAGAACTTGTTGACATTTTCGTACTTTCGGAGTATGATGAGACTCAAGGAATTTACACTGAGTTTGATTTGGATTTGGTGAAAGAAGTTATTAATGAAATAGCAGGAGATGAAAAAGATTAGTTATGATATTAATTGATATGAACCAAGTATGCATCAGTAATCTAATGATGCAGATAGGTTCTAAAAGACAAAATGATGTAGATGAAAGCCTGGTTCGTCATATGGTTCTCAACTCACTTAGAATGTATCGTTCTAGGTTTGGTGAAAAGTATGGCGAACTTGTTCTTTGTTATGATAGCAAAAAGTATTGGAGAAGAGAATACTTCCCTAACTATAAGTCTAATCGTAAGAAGGACAGAGAGGCATCTGGACTAGATTGGAATCTAATCTTTGAAACACTGAATAATATTCGTGATGAGATTCGTGACAACTTTCCATATAAAGTAATAGAGGTGGAAGGTGCAGAGGCTGATGATTGTATTGCTACAATAGTTGATTATGTTTCTAAAACACCTACTGCATATGAAAAGGTTCTTATCCTATCTGGTGATAAAGATTTTATTCAGTTGCAAAAACACAACTTTGTAAAGCAATTTTCACCTGTTTTAAAGAAGTTTGTAGACGGACAAGACCCTCACCTATATATTAGAGAACATATATTGAAGGGGGATAGGAGTGACGGTGTACCTAACTTCTTATCTGCTGACGATACATTTGTAAACGAGTTGCGACAGAAACCACTGGCCAAGAAGAAAATCTCTACATGGGTTGAACTTGAACCAGAGGATTTTTGTACAGAAGAAATGATGAGGAATTATCAACGCAACAAAACATTAATTGATTTGGAATGTATTCCTAGTGTTTTGAAAGAGAAGATACTAATAGATTATCTGAAATCACCAATTGGTGATAGATCAAAACTACTGAGTTATTTCATATCAAAAAGATTGAAGAATCTTATGAACGATATTGGAGACTTTTAATATGAGTAGAACGCATACACCTCTACTTTCTGAGGTACTAAAGAAAGTGCATAACGCAAAAACTAAGGATAAGAAGATTTCTATCCTAAGAGAGAACGACAGTGACCCTCTTAGAATGGTTATTAAATCTTCTTTCGACCCTAACATCGAATGGGTATTCCCAGAAGGTGAAGTTCCTTACAAAAAGAACGATGTTCCAGAGGGAACAGAACATACTGTTCTGAGAAAAGAATGCAGAAAACTGTTTAGATTCATCAAAGGGGGTGACAATACCATACCACAGTTTCGCAAAGAAAATCTTTTCATTCAAATGTTGGAAGGGTTACACGAATCTGAGGCTCAACTTATTATTGATGCCAAGGATAAAAAACTGCATCAGGTTTACAAAGGACTATCTGATAATGTAGTTAAAGAAGCATTTGGTTGGAATGACCAATATATCAAGGAAACCTAATATGAAAGAAAATTATCAAAATTGTTTGGAGATTATTCTCCATCACGAAGGCGGTTATGTAAATCATCCAAAAGACCCCGGCGGCGAAACTAACCTTGGTGTAACTAAAAGGGTTTATGAAGAATGGGGTGGAACTAAAGAGATGAAAGATTTAGAAGTCTCTGATGTTGCTCCTATCTATGAGAAAAACTATTGGGGGCGACTAAAATGTGACGATATTCCATCAGGGCTTGACCTCTGCGTATTCGATTTCGGAGTAAACGCTGGTACAGGACGTAGTGCAAAGTATTTGCAGACAATGATTGGAACAGTTGCAGATGGTGGCATCGGCCCCAATACACTAAGAACACTTGGTGAGTATATTGATGAACATGGTCTTGAAACAACTATTAAGAACTTTCAAGAAGCCCGTCAGTCATACTATGAGAAACTAAAAACATTTGAGACATTCGGTAGAGGGTGGACTCGTAGGGTTCTAGAAACTACATCTTCTGCTCTAAAAATGTCTTGACAAAACGCCTAGTTTTTAGTATTATATAACAGTTGGGGGTTGTTGAACTCTTCTCTCTCAAACTCTCTCACTCCCCCCAACATAGAAATCCCCTGAGAAATCAGGGGATTTTTTTTTATTTTTCTCTTGACATTTGTTATTAAAGCAAGTATAATAGCTATATAAGATAAAGAAAGGAATTTATTATTATGATTAAAAATTTGAATATACCAGAAGTTTGTGGATGGCTGGGAATGATTCTCATCCACGGAGCAACTGCTCCAACATCAATCTCTGTTCTAATGGGGTGGTCAACTAACTTACCACCATTGAACTTCATACTATTAGTATGGTTAGGATTGTTCTTGTTCCTAGTAAGGGCGATATATGCCAAAGATACTTTGTACATTGTATCTAATGCGATTGGATTTGCCTTGAATACCTTGTTGTTAAGTTTGATTGCATTTAATTAAAAAGACTTGACTTGTTATGAAAACAATGGTATGATCTATATAGAAAGTGAGAAGTGATTCGTATGAACTACATTGAAGTTATCGGTGGAAACAAGTTTCAGAAACATACTGCTGAAGTAGTTGTTGGACAGATGATTCAAGCTCTTATGCCCAGAATGAGAACATTAGAGATTACAGTCAACATCAAGAAACTGACAGGTGATGCTGTTGGTTGGTGTATGATGGAAGATACTAATCGTGAATTTACAATTGACGTTCACAACAAACTGACACTGAAAGATTTTGTGACTACTATCTGTCACGAGATGGTTCATGTTAAACAGTACGCCCGTAAAGAGACTTGTGGTTATGGTAAGAAGTGGAAGGGTAAAAAGATTAACCCTAAGACTGCCTATTATGATTTACCTTGGGAGAAAGAGGCATACAAGATTCAAGACAAACTTGCTCAACTAGTGTGGGATGCAGATGTTCTCTAAAGAAATAAGAAATAGAATTATACTATCAGTTGCGGCTTATGCCTATGAGTTCAAGGGTGACAGTATTATGTCAGACCATGAGTTTGATGAATTAAGTTTGAAGATAAATCCAAATCAAGAAACTGGAAATGCTTTGATGGATAAGTTTTTCAAAAATCATTTTCAACCACATACTGGAATGTGGATTAGAACTCATCCAGAGATTAATAAGTTGGATCATTTGTACACGACATACTATAAAAAGTCTTGACAACTAGCGAATCATTTGTTATTATAGCTATGTAAGATTGAGAAAGAGAGGAAAATATGGGAAAAGTTAAAAGTTACATTATGGACATTGAAGAGGATGTCTATGCAATCGAAGGTTTAGAAGAGAAAGTTTCAGAGGCAGAAGATATCTCTGAGGTTAAGGCTTTTGTAGTCGATACACTTGGATTGAAAACTTCATTCGATATCGGTATTGCCGAAGATGCAGTTGCAAGTCTTTGGAATGAAAATTGGTCATATTACATATAGAGAGGAAATATTATGACACAAGTTGCAGTTATTCACACAGCGTTTGAAGATTCACCACGCACAGTTGCGTTTGTTGAAGTAGGTGAACGAGTTGGTACGGAGGCTCTAGAGTATGCGTATCGGTGGACACAGAACATCATGGACAGTTGGTCATTGAAGTTACCAGAAGATGGTAACGATGATGTGACCGTCATGGGAGAACTACCTGTTGTAGACGGTGAGACTTATGGTTTACGTTCTACTTCTATGGGTGACCAGATGTTACTTGGAACTACTAAGTACAAAGTAGCGGCAGTTGGTTTTGAAGAAATTTAGTCCATTGTTGATTATATTTGCACTATCTGGTTGTGTATCTACGCCCGAGTTGGTTATTGAACTTTACCAGAAGTGTAAATATAGGAACGATTGTATTGGTGATAGAATAGGAGAAATGTTAAATGTTGGGTAGATTAACCTCATGTGTTCTTATTGCATCTATCTCTGGTTGTCATCCAGCCTTTGCAGATGTACCATGTGAATACGATAAAACTGTAGAAACAAATTGGACACAACAAATAGAAAAGACTTCTAATATAGACAAGAAGGTTTTTCCATATGTTGACGATACCAGAAAATGCGTTATGACTATGGACGTAACGATTGAGGGTACTACATATCCCACTGAGGGTAACTATGTTTTCGGGCCTGACATGACAGAATATGACGCTTGTGAACAAGCGACTATCAAGGCAAAGAAAAAAGTAATAGGTGAGGTTTCACCAGAAGTTCTGACAGCAAAAACAGAAATGAATTGTTCTACTAAAGACCCTGTA